ATCACAGACAATGAACCCACAGATCTCAGCCGCTCAGACCGCTGTTGAAACTATGCGTAGAGAGATTGGTCAGGCATTCTTAATGTCTGCCTCCTCACTACCAAGTGGCGACCGCGTGACTGCTACTGCTGTTCGTATGATTGGTTCTGAACTTGAGACAGTCTTAGGTGGAGCATTCAGTGCTATCGCTAGAGATCTCATGGAACCAATTGTCAAGCGATCTGTATTTTTAATGATTGAAAACGAAGAACTTGATACAAGAATGTATGAACAGTTCTTTGATGATGAAGGTGTATTATCTATTGAAGTAATTACTGGTCTTCAAGCCTTAAGTCGTGACACTGATTTGCAAAAGCTTATGCAGATGGGCGAGATGGTTCGCAATCTACCTGAGCAAGCAGCCGCTGCATTTAAGTGGGAAGAATATGCTAGAGCATTGATTACTTCTCTTGGTTTCGATGCCCGTAATTGGGTACGATCAGCTGAAGATATTCAGCAAGAGCAGATGATGATGCAACAGCAACAGGCTCAACAGCAGATGACTCAGGCTTCTACACAAGCAACTGCTGGAGCAATGGGTAATATCATGGCACAAGCAGGACAACAGGATCTCGCACAAAATGGTGGACAAGGTATCATGAATGTTCTACAGAACTCAGGTGCTGATATGTCTGCATTTACAGGAGGACAACCTAATGGCTAAGAAAGTTAATAAGGCTAGTATGCCTTGCAATAAACCTCGCAAGTCTCCTAACCCTGCTAAGAAGCGGGTTGTAAAAGCTTGTGCTAATGGGCAAGAAAAGATCATTCATTATGGGGCAGCAGGTTATGGTAACAACTATAGTACTGAAGCTCGTAAGTCTTTCAAGGCTAGACATAAGTGTGACTCAGCAAATAATAAACTCACTGCTAAATACTGGGCATGCAAAGACCTATGGGGTGGACCCGGTAAGTCTAAGACATCATGTCCCAAGAATAGAAAATGTAAGTAACATGGCTAAAGCTAAATCCATGTGTACAGCCAAGGGTGTTGCCGCTAAGAAAAGTAGTAAAAAAACAAAATGGTAGATAAAGGAAGTTAGTATGACGCAGCGCAATCGAACATGGGATTCAGATCTACCAAATTGGACACTAACAAGAAATCGTACTCTTCCTCCAGTAGGAGGCGATGGTTCTACCTTATCATTAGATTTTAGTAGAGGAGTAATAGATCCACGAGTTAAGTATAGTAGATCAGGTATTGCAACAGGTATTAATGCAAGTGGTTTTGTTAATTATGTTGTTCAAGATCAGCCTCGCTTTTCTTATCAACGAATTGGTAATACTTTTGTATCCCAAGGTTTGATAGTTGAACAACAATCTTCTAATCTACTAACTGGTAGTCAGACTTTTGCTACCTCAGGTGGAGCCACATACCTTTGGACTGATGTAAACATCACTAGAACTGCTGGACAAATCTCACCTGATGGTACTGCTAATGCTATTCGCTTTACAGCTAATGCTGCCAATGCAACTCTTACTCATGGTCTTGCTACGGCAAAGCCAAACACACAGCGTGTATGGTCAGCATGGATTCGACGCGTAAGTGGCACTGGAGACTTTCAAGTTTCCCACACCATTGGTTCTCCAACATGGGGAACAGTTGTCATTACTAGTGAATGGGTTCGATATCAAGGATTAACTAATGCAACTCAACAACAGATTGCATTCCGTATTGTTAACAGTACTGACTCAGTTGAAATCTGGGGAGTACAACTTGAGACTGGAACTGTTGCCTCTTCATATATACCTGTAACATTAACTTCTCTAACAAGAGGACAAGATCAAGCAATTATAAAAGATGGGGATTTTACTTCATGGTTTAAACAAGATGGTACATTGGTTATTAATTATTTCCGTGGTGTAGTGGGTGCTGGAGATCGTACTGTTATTAGTATTGGTGCTTTGGAAAATGCATTTATACAACTTAGACATGCTAGTGGTTCTGTCAATAGTACAGTCTTCTGGACTTATGGTGGTATCACTGTTGCAGGACTAACTGGTAATTTAAATAAAACAGCTATTGCCTTTGAAAGTGAACCATCAATAGTCCGTATCTCTACAAATAGTAGCGTACCTGCTATTGGTGTAACAACTGATTTCTTCTTTAGTGAAGTTTTAGTCAATAATCCATATATGAATATTGGTTCTATGGCAAATTTAGTTCCAACTTCATTTACAAGTTTTTTAAACAGTGGTATCCAATCAATTACTTTCTATCCACAAGTCTTTACAGACCAAGAACTACAAGATTATACAAAGGCATAACATGGCAAAGAAAACATATAAATGTAACTGTGGTAAGACCACTACATGTACGGGTAAAGACGCTACAAAGATAGTATACCCCAAAAAGAGTAAATAAATATGCCGTTTAAATCACAACAACAACGCAAATTTATGTATGCTACTAATCCCAAACTTGCAGCCAAGTTTGAGAAAGAAACTCCTAAGGGTAAACTACCTAAAAGAAAGACAAAAAAGAAATGATTCATACACACACAATGACACAACTCAAGACAGTCCAAGAGCCAATGAAGCTCCTGTCTACAACCAACCTTATCAATGTAGCCATTCCGGGACTCAGTGATGATGTTCCTGCAGCTACAATGCCAGTAACTAATGGAAATGGCGTAGTCTTTCCAACCTCAACATTAAATTATATCAAGATTATTCCGATGTTTTCATCAACACTCGCAGCTGGTCAAACCATGCGCGTTACTGGTTATTCAAAAACTAATGATGGTGCTTTCTTTGTACCACAGCTATTGTACTTTGGTACTGTTTCTGCAATAAATTCAACATATACTGCAACAACTATTAATAGTCAGAGTATGTACTCTGTTGCTACCCATGCTAAAACCGAAGGTGATGCTAAGGTTTACCTTGCTACCTCTGGTCAGTCCACAGCTTCACTCTTGATTGATACCCTTGGGTGTCAGTTTATTAAGATTGACTTTGCGGCTACTGCAGCTGGTGGTGGAGGTGCAGGTTTGTGTAATGCTTTTATAGGATTCATCTAATGTATCGTAATAGAGTAAAATCATTAACAGAAATAGATGAAACATTTACTGGTCCCTTAGTTTATGGCAGTAACCGAGCAGCTGGATTTTTAAAAGATCTTATTGCCAGAACTAACAGTCTAGATATTATCATCTTTGGTGATAGTAATACTGGATCAGCTCTTGCTGGTGGATATGGATATCAATCAGGTATAGCTGAAGCATTAAATAACCTAAATATTCCATGTTATGGTACTTCTCTTGCTCCATTTATTGATCGAAGTTCTTCTGGAGCATCACGATTTTACGGCAATTGGCGTGGAACTGTTTCAACTATTGCTAAAGATGCAAATTTCAAGTCCGGGTTACAAGCCTCAACTAGTGCTCCTACAGATGCAAATGCTCTTCCCTATGCAGTATGGAATACAGGAACTGTTTTAACTTCGTATGGATCATCAACTGTCCAAGGAAGTTTAACGGGAGTAACAATTACTAATACTGGTGGACAGTTTCAATGCACTTCTGCTTATTTACAAGTTAATCAGCAGGTAAATATAGCTGGAACACTAAGCGTTGGTGGTGGAAATGGAACTATCACTGGATATACAAGTCCAAAAACTTATTACATTGTTGCAACTAATGGAACAACTACATTTACATTATCAGAAACCTATAATGGATCAGCAATTGTAACTACAGCTGGAACCACAACAGGTTTAACTTTTGGATCGCAAGCAGACTTTAATGACTGGCTGTATATGCCAACTACAACAGATGTTTATAAAACTACTGGTGTAAATATTGATGAAACCAATCCATTAGCAGCAAGCGGAGTTGTAAACTTCTTACGAGTTCGATATGGAAAAGTACCTAGTGGTGGTAATTTTGTTCCATTAGTATTTAGTGGTGGTTCAGCAAATGCATTACCACATTTATTTAGTGGTGCATCAACATCAATGAGTGCTGCGAGTGGTCAGCCAACCTTTGATTTGTATGAAGCATCCTTCACTGCAAATGGTAAAGGACATACAGCAAGCGCACTTGGCTATAATTATCCAAGTGGTACGATCTTTAGTAAAGGACCGGGAGCGTTGTTTTGTCAGTCTCTTTATCGTCAATCAAAGGGTTGGGCAGTACACTCACATGCATATCAATCAGGCGATGATAGTACTCGTATTGCTCTGTTAGTTACTGACACTTCTACAACATGGATTGGATATCAATTACGCGAAATGCGCGAACGACAAATTGCTGCTGGTGGTGCTAATTGTGGTCGCGTATTGTTGTTTGTCCATAGCGGAATTAACGGTGCTGACACTGGTTCGACTTGGACTGCCGCCCATATTGCAATATGGACTAAATATAAAGCAGTATGGTCTTCGCTTGGATATCCACCAAGTGATCTAGCAATTATCTCTATTGTTGGTGTCCCAAGTAATACATTAGATACAAGCGGCTCCGGAACAACTAGCAATCTTGTTGCTGTCCGTGCTGCGGCAAATGCAATGGTAATAGCTAATCCAGATATGACGGTTGTAGATATCAAAGCTATACTACCATATAAAGCATTAACATACGGAACAGGAAATGCATCATACTATCAACGATTTAAAAACTCTCCAAATCAAGGAGCAGATATAACTGTACATTTATCTGGAGGAGCAGTTGATAGTTCTGGTCCATTTACAGCAACCGTTACAACAGCAAGTTCTATTAAACTAACTGGAACATCAGCAGTAACTACTGATGGTTATTGGGTTGGAGCTAGATTGAGTATTCAAACAATTGGAATTGTGGGTGTTGCAATTGGAGCAAGTGGAGTATTTACTACTTCAACATCAATGGCTGGAAATCTTACTGTTAATCAACAGGTTGGTATTTCTGGAACTAACACAAGTGGAGGAGCAGTAACAAATGGTGTGTACTACATTACTGCAACTAATGGAACAACATCATTTACTCTATCTGCTAGTGGTGGCGGACCTCCAATTACAACTACCGCCGGAACTCCAGTTGGTTTGACATTCACCTATTACGGAAACAGTGCATATCAAGATGCATATGTTACTGAATACAAAGGTTCAGATCAAACTGCAACGGTAGCTCAGTGGGCAGGTGGTCAACCTGCAACCGGGCATAATATTTCTTATAATATTGCTCGTAAATATCCATCGGATGGATATACTGTTGTTAGCCAAGCAATTTTATCGTCATTAGTTTGATAATAAATATTTTAATATAATAAGAAAGGAACACTATGAAAAAGAAACCAGCTAAGAAGATGATGATGGATAAGAAGATGGACAAGAAGATGGCAGTTAAGAAAGCCGCTTCCAAGAAGAAGCCTTATTAAATTTAACGAAAGATACACAATATGAATGAAGAGACTCCCGATATGATGGAACAATCCTCCGAGACTCCAGTCATGTCTTCGGAACAATCTCTTACATCGACTCCAGAGGATGCTCAGCTTGCTCGTGAGAAAGTAGCCTTTGATGCTTATGTAAGAAACCAAGGTATGGCTGTTCCTGAAAACTTCAAGGATGCCGGAGCTTGGTTTGAGAGTTTAAAGACTGCTCAAAAAGGATACACTCAGTCACGACAAGAAGTCGCAGACCTGAAGAAGAAGTATGAACAAAACCCGTCAACTGCTAATCCAGTTGCGGGACAGCCTGTGGTAGAACCTGTGAAGGAAGTAATTCCTTTGTTACCAGAGGTCTTAAAGATTCCAGAGAACAAGGTTGAAGAGGTAGCCAAGGTAGAAAACATCCCGGCATCCTCAGATGATTGGAAGCAGTGGACCATTGAGTTCACGGCTAACAATGATCTTTCGGCTGAGACATTGGAAGTCATTAAGAAGAAGACTGGTCTTCCTGATTATGTTGTTAATGAATATATGCAGGGACAGAAGGCTAAGATTGAGATGGCTTATACTAAGGCATCTGAGTTAGTTGGTGGTCGGGAAGAGTTGAGTAAACTCTTTGTCTGGGCTAGCAAGAATCTCAGTGCTGCAGAACAGGCTTCAGTCAATCAGAACCTAGCATCGGCATCTTGGGATGTAGCCCTCTATGGGCTTCAGGCTAAGTATGCTAAGACCACACAGACAAGCAAGGGTGCAGAACCCAAGCCAACCGCAAGAGGGCAAATCCCTATTGCATCAACGCAACAAGGACTCACTGGTTATCAAACCAAGCGTGAGTTCTCTGCTGAACGAAACAACCCTAACTTTAACAACAATCCAAAGTTTAGGGAATATGTTGAACAGCGAATGATGCGTACAAATTTCTCTAATCTACCCAAGTAATCCGTCTTTCGAGACACCGGATTATTTCTGAAGTCCCATGATAAGCAAAGCCCCCATATGGTAATGGCTGGCTTTCATGGGACTTCACTCGACTACTAGACTCTTTTTGAACAATCGAAAGGTTGAGTTCATTTTAGTCTCAAATAAAAAACAAGTTTCTATTTTAAGGAGAAACACACATGGCATTTCAGACAAGCTCCGATAATATCGCAGCAGCAAATTTTTCATTACCCCGTACTACTGCATCCGCAGGTCCCGATGGAACCGGAACTAATAAGCTTTGGCTCCCACTGTGGTCTGGCGAAGTTATTAATGCATATGATCAATACAATATGTTTGAGAATATGATCACCACTAAGAGTCTTACTGGTGGTTTCTCATATGAGTTCCCTATGACGGGTACCGTTGACCTTCGTCCATCGTGGGATGCAGGTGTGGAACTCATGGGTGGTAGCTCAGCAAGCAGTTCCATTAAGGTTCAGCTTGATAACCGCCCTATGGCAGCTCACTTTGAAACTGATAACATTGATATGCTTATCACTCAGTGGGACTATCGTTCTGAACTGGCTCGTCAGGCTGGCTTGCAGCTTGCTAATACCCGTGATAAGCAGCTGGCAATTGCTCTTGCAGCTGCTTGCGCGGTTCCTCAGCTTACCGGAACCGTACCGAGCGGAGGTGATGCTCGTGGTGTTGCAGCGGCAGCATTCCAAGCACCAGCAGTAGTTAGCACTAGCATTGTTGCTTCTGCTGCTACTGAAACTGAGTGCTTAAAGGTTCTGCAGGAAATTGAGAATTATCTTGTTGTCTGCCAAGAGAACGATATTGCAGTTACTGATGTATACTGCGTTGTTACTCCAAAGGTATTCCAAGTCATTCGTGCGCTTGGTATTCCAAGAAGCCCAAGTATCTTGGCTGGCTCCACTGTTGTTGGTAGTGCTTTCGTTAATAACCCAATGTTTACTGGTGCCGATGAATATGGTGCTGGTGCTCCGATTTCAGTGGGTATGAATCAAATGACTGATAGTCTTGATTACATGGGTGTCAAGATTGTTAAGACCAATCACTTGCCTAAGACCAATCTTAACATCACTGCTAACAACATTGGTAGTGGTAAGTATAACTTAAACTGCGCTGCTACTGCAAATGCAGCTGGTGCAAGCGGAGCTAATCAGGGTTTTGAAACTCTCTTTAGCTTCTATGGTATTATCTTCCAGACTAACGCTGTTGCTGGTCTGTCTTTACAGGGCATGAAGGTTGACACGGTTCAGGATGTTCGCCGTAACACCCAGTTCACGGTTGCTAGCATGCTTAAGGGTACTGGTATCGTTCGTCCAGAAACTTGCCGCGCTCTTATCTCCGGCTCTGGTTCGACTGTTACCCGTGCCGCACTTGTAGCGCATTTCGAGAGTGCAAGTGTTAAGTCCGCTACAGCAACTGATGCTGGTGCAACGGTTAACACCAACTTTGCTAACGGCTTCGGCGGTGAGTACGCTCAGGCTTAATGATTAATTTTATCTTTTACTCTGTCTGCGAATTTTTATCCGCTGATTAGTAGGAGGTGATCGTTTATCTACCCCCGGCTCCCTTAAGTGGGAGCCGGTGGGTTTTTTCTAACAACTAAAGGAGGCTACTATGGGCTTAATAACTAAGCTACAGGCAATTAATCAAATGCTACTGGCTTCAGGTGAGAACCTTGTAGCTGACCTTGAGGGTGAGTCGGGTATTGATACTGGTATTGCTGACACCCTACTTGAACAAGCAAGCATTGACCATCAACTCAGAGGTCTTGCTAGTAATAAATTTATCCGTAAGTTTGAACTTACAACCAATGGCTACATTGTTTTACCTACTCCAGATTCTGATGAGTCTGGTATCTTAGCCGCTGAGTTATTATCACAACACCAAAATGAGGATAATTTAATAATCAAAGCAAGAATATTAAACAATGCATCTCCTGCTCGTATGTGGAATGTAACAGACAATACCGATATTTGGGAATCTGCTAAAGGTCCTTATTATATTGAATTCACAATGAAGCTACCTTGGGAGAACCTAGAGACTTCAGTACAGAGAGCCATCATGGCTACTGCTATGCGTCACTACCAGAGTATTACTCAGGGTGATGAAGCAACTGATGCCTTCTTGGGATACCAAGAACAACTCTTTACACTTAAGAGTAGAGCAGCAGATGTTAATGACAAGAAGAAAAACATCTTTGACAGCAACAACATGCTTAGAGATGTTGCAATGCGTACTCGTTATTTTAGTGATCCTAATCGGTTTAGATACTTTCGCAGTGGAGGTTTTTAATGGCTATTCGCAGACGAAGCCCACAGAGTGGCTATGCCTCAACCAAACTTCCTGTCTTCACAACTAACTCTGTTGGTAGACAGTCGCCTAATAGACGGCAACCAAACGAAGCAGAAAATATTGACAATGCTTTAGTTTCCCTAGAGCGTAACTTTGAGAAACGACCCGGCTTTGAGATTGTACCGCAGAAGTCTGCAGCCGAGGCTAACTCATGGGATACTTCATCCAATGCTATTCGATTAGATTTATATTCTTTAGCAGCTGTGCCAGCAAACCATGATCTATGGTACTACTGGTACAGCATCAATGAAGATAATACATTTCTTGTTGTCATTGACTTTAGTGCAACAACGGATGCAGAAAAGTTATTCTATATCTTCAGAGTCTACCCCACAGGTAAGTGGGAAGATCTAACTCCAGCTACTCAAACAAATGCTAGTGGCGTTGTTAAGACAGACAGCCGTGCATACATCACACATAACCCCAACAGCAAGACAGCCAAGGAATCTCTTAAGGCTGTATCACTGGGATCAAGCGTAGTTGTTCTTAATAAGAATGTACGAGCGGGATTCAGTTCTGATGTTACTGGGGATGTAAATACTGATGGTATGTTATTTGATTTAAACGGAGATGTTACTGCAACTCCAGATGTCAATGGTCGTAAGATTAAATACTATACGGCAGCTAAGGTTGCCAAGGTATTTGACACGGGTGTGGATACCCTACCAAGCACAGGCGATGATGTCTTACTTGGATGGAAACCTGCACTAGAAGTTGGTATCTCACAAGCAGTTGGTGGAGGTTCTACTTCTCATATTCATTTATCTAACGCAGCATCTAATTTGGATGATACTTATAATTGGATGACTATATCAGTAACCTTTGCTAATGGGCAAGTAAGTACGGGACATAAAATAACTGACTATGTGGGTGCAACGCGACAAGC